GACATAGTTGATGCCACCATTGAGATGGTCAAAAATCAATGCACTGAAACTGTCAATCTTTGCACAGGCAGACCAACCACTTTTATACAACTAGCTCAAATGGCTTTGAGCATTCTTGGTCATGAGAACATCAAGCCTAAAAGATTTAAGATTTTGACTGATAGGCCATCAGGGGTTGCCTATCGGGTAGGTGACCCAAGCAAAATGAGTGATTACTACACGCCAAAAATTGAATTGGAAGAGGGAGTTGAGCGTGCGATCAGGGGGTATGTTTGAACTAAAATTAGGACACTATGACAACCAAAAAAAAGCCTAGATACCCAAAGCGTAAAAGGCGTGCTCCAAAAAGAGATGCATTAGACAAACTAAGTCAGCATTACATTACTTTGAATGAAATGTATCGCACAGCTAGGGCTGCAGGCTTTACACATGAAACTGCCTTTTGGTTGATTACTGAACCAGGATCATCATTGCCTGACTGGGTAAATCCACCTAATTCACCTGGCATCATTCCCCGAATAGATCCTGATGATGATGAAGATTAAACGCGACAAAACTTTTAACGCAAAATATTTAGTAATCAGTGACCTGCAAGTGCCATTTCAATTTGATGAAGCAATAAAGAATCTAAAAAAATTAGTCAAGACTTTTAATTTTGATTTAGTACTAAATACAGGTGATGAGATGGATTTCAACACTATTAGTAAGTTTGTAGAGGGCAAAGCTGAATCTTTTATTCAATCATTAGATGCAGATCGGGCATTGTGTCAAGATATTTTGTATGATCTGAAAACAGATGTAGTCAGTAGATCTAATCACTCAGATAGGTTATATAAAGCTCTTACTAAAATCCCTGGCCTAATGGCTTTGCCTGAGCTGCAATACGCCAAATTCATGCACTTTGATCAACTTGGAATCTACTACGCTAAAGAGCCTTTTGAGATCCCAGGTACAGGCTTAGTTTTATGCCATGGGGATGAAGGATCACTCTCTAGGATTGCAGGTCAAACCGCCATGAATATAAGTAAGCGTTGGGGTCGCTCAACCATTGCTGGGCACACCCACAGGCTTGGCTACACATCCTCATCAGAGGCATTTAATGGCCGTTTAGAGCGTGTTTTAGTAGGGGTTGAGTGTGGTCATACCTGCAACATGAAAAAGATGGCTTATTTGGGCATTCGGGGCTATGCAAATTGGCAGGCTGGGGCGGTGATTATCCATGTCAAGCGTGGCAATGTCAGTATAGAGATGATCCCATTCAATCAAGATGGTTCTTTTACAGCTATGGGTAAGGCTTTTGGCTAAAGGTAGTTGATTCTGTCAGACCCCTATGGTTCAATTGGAATTGCAAAGCCAATTGACTGAAGGGAGTCAATCGTGAAAGCTACAGTCTACGCAGATCAGAGCTGGTTTGTTATGCCATTAAAACCAAAATCAAAAGAGCCTGCAAAATTCTTAAGACATGGTTATCTTGATGCAACTCTAGATAAACAAAAGATTGCAGATTGGTTTGCAGATCCAAATACAAACATTGGTATTGGATTGGCTCAATCTTCTTTGGTTGTCCTAGACTTTGATTTTAGGAATTGCAAGGGTAATCGTAAATTTTATGAATTACTTGAAAGATGCTTTGCATCAAACACTTATGTGGTCAGAACAGCAGATGGTTATCACTGTTACTACTATACAGAGCCAAATCATAAAAACTTCAAAGGTAAATTAATTGATGGCATTGACATCAAGCACAGGGGGTATGTGGTCGCTGCCCCATCAATTCACCCATCAGGTGTTGTCTATAAAGTAGTTAATAATGTTTTACCACAGATCTTACCTGATGATCTAGCAAAGGTGATGATGTGGTGACTGTTAAATACGATTGGCGATCAGGTGCGTATGTGGATTCCAATCGCAAAAATTTTGTTAAGGCATCAGTAATAAGAGAACATGCCAAGACAAAGCTAGGTATAAAAAAATCAAGAGGAAGAATGTCAGCAGAGATGGTAGAGGCTTATTGGCTAGATACATTCAAGGAAGTGGTGAAGTATGGCATTTGATGTATTAGGTTGGTTGATTGTTATTAGTTTATTTTTATTGATGATTTTTATAGGTAAATTAATTTGGTTCATAGCTGTAGAGCATGGCTATGACCTAGGTTTCAAAAATGGCTATAAACGCGGGCAGGCAGATGCAGGTAAATCAATATTGTTTGGGAGAGAAAACTAATGTTCAACCTAGATGATTATCAAACACTTGATCAAAAATTAATAGAGTTTTGGGAGAAGTATCCTGATGGAAGAATTGAAACGCAACTTATTGAGGTTACAGAAACTAGATTCATTGTTGTTTGCCGAATCTACAAAACAGAGGCAGATCTCAAAGCTGCTGCTATGGGTCATGCCTATGAGGTCATTGGGTCTTCACCTACAAACAAAAATTTTGCTTTGGAGAACGCAGAAAGCTCTGCCATTGCACGCGCCATTGGGTTCTTGCTTGCACATCCTAAGGTCAAACGCAATACCAAAGAAACCATGGCTCAGGTCAATGAGATTGATAAGAATGAGTATGAGAAAAGGCTAGAAAAGCGCATATACAGCCCACCTGGATCTAGAGCCGCAGCAGTTGAGGATGCCTTGCGTAAATCCTTTGAGGTAGATAATAAACAGGATGATCCACAATTGTGGAATGTTGAAAAAGCTGTGGATGCAATCGGTAAGTCTGAACCTCTACCTGAGTTTGACTGTGCGAAAATGAAACTGATGCAGGGTGTATCAAAACAGACTGGAAAACCCTTTTATGGATATGTGTGCGACTGTGGCAAACCTAAAGCTCAACAATGTGCACCTAAGTGGGCAAAGATGACCAGCCAAGGAAATTGGTACTTCCCTAGCTATGAAAGGAGTGAATAAGATGGGATATGTCGCCTGGTCAAATGGCAAAGGATACACTGTCCAAATAGATGATGATGGTGTTCATTTAGTTGAAGCATTGCGTAAATGTGAAGCCTGTGGTGATGATCGTGTGCTGCAAGGCAGACAATTGTGCGTAAAATGTTACTCAATAGTAACTTTCAAGGCTGATTGATGTTTGATTACCAAACAGCCTTTGCGGAGGGTGAAAAATACAATCGGTATGTGGCAGATTTACTTATACACTTTGGCGTGCCTAAAGTTAAGGTACCAGAGTTTGCTGAAAGTGCTGAAAACCCTACAGCTTTTGAAAAAGATATAATTGTGGATGACTTAGTGCTTGAGGTCAAAAGTCGCAACCTTTACTTTACAGATATTTACAGCTTCCCCTATGACAAGATTTTGGTAGACACAAAGCATGGATATGAGTCAAAACTAATTAAGCCTTGGGCTTATGTATTTATCAGTCAGAAAACCCTTAACTGTTTTGCTTTATTCACAGCTACTGATTGCCTGTGGGAAACGGAAGAGATCTATGATCCTCAAAGAGCTGTGCATTATGAAGCATTGATGGCAAGTCGTAGGCAGTGTCGTCCTTTCTTAGAGTTAGTAGATCTTTGTTTAGAATATGCAGCAGATAGAACCAACTAGGTGCAGTTGCACAGGGGTGTGGGTGTCTTATGGGCAGCATTGCAAAATCTGTGGTAGGTTTGCGTCGGTTTGTGGGGGGCTTACACTGGAACTCAGTCATACCAAGTGATGCCATCTCTAACCCTGTAAAAATTTTTTTTTATGGGGGAGGGGGGCTTTGCAAAAATCTAGTCACCCAAGTGACAATATTTTTAATAATCTTTAATATATTTTTTATAGATAAAACTTTTGCAAAAGATCAAATTAAAATCTATAAACAAGAATACTTTTTTCAATTAAATTACAACTTTGATCAAGCTTATTGTCTAGTTGATTTAATGCATCATGAAAACAGATCTTGGGATGTTGATGCACAAAATGGTAGCCATCATGGATTGCCGCAAGGCAGATCAGAGTATTTAGCCAAAGTAGGCTATAAAAAACAGATTGCCTGGCATGTCAAATATGTAAAAAATAGATATGGCACTGATACCTTTGGAGATGCTAATTTCTGTGCAGCTTATGCACATTGGAAGAAGAAGGGGTGGCATTGAAGGAAACTGAGAAAGTTACTATTGGCGTGACTAGCCCAGGCTATGTTGTAACTGACTTTATGACCAGCCTTTTAGATGTGGCCAGGTCGCAAAAGCAATTGGGTCAGTTCATTAGCTTGCAAGGATCAGGCGTTATTAGTCGTCTTCGCAATCAGATTGTTGCAACTTACTTGGACAAGACAACTGATGAGTGGTTATTGCAAATTGATACCGATCAGAGATTTAAGGTGGATGATTTTAAGAAACTGGTTAATGCGGCCGATAAAGAAAAAAGATTGATTGTGTCAGGTGTAGTACATGGTGGTTGGGATGTAGGAGAGCCATACCTTGAACCAGTACCATGTATCTTCAGGCAAGGTCAGTCAGGTGCTTTGTATGCAGTACATGATTACCCAGAGGATACTTTGATTGAGATAGATGCTTGCGGTACAGGTGCGCTTATGGTTCACAGATCTGTTTGGGAG